GCGATATAAAGGCTTGGCTTTTTAATTTTTCCGTTCTTCATATTTTATAAAAAGTATAAGTTAATGTAAGTTCTTCTCCTTCTTTAATTTCATCTAAGGTAAAAAGTCTCCATATTTTGTAATCTGTTCTGGTTGAAAGATCGGCTGCGTTAGTAATTCGAGCCATACTCTTGGTACAATTAGGATCATCCGAATGATTAATAAATCCTCCCAATGGAGTTCTAAATAATTCTTTTCCTATTTGTATGTGTGAGATACCCAGATTACTCCCTCTTTTAATTTTTTCTTTAGCAAAAACTCCAAGGTCGTGAATTTTAGAAAATCCAAGTCGGACTTCTTTTGGTAGCGGACGATATTTTATGGTTTCAAAGTATGGTTTCATAGCGTACTCAACATATAAATGGCTAACAATGTTATTAAACCTAGGAAGGTAAAAATAAATACAAAGATTTTATCTCTAGGATCTCGCATTTGCTTCCCTTTCTCCTCCTCTAGGTTTTCCCATGTTCTCTCCTATAACTATCTAAATCAATTACATTTTTTCTATCCGGTTTGAGGGCCTCATAGTGATCTATAATATTTTCAATTTGATGAAGTTTAACTTGTGTGTAGGGCCAGATTATTTTGGCAAAAAGCAAAGCGTCTCGATAGCCACAGCACCAGCGCCATTGTTTTTTATATTTAGGTTTGTTGTTGTATCTTTTTTCTGCACACCAACCAAAACCTAAAACTTCATGAATCCACTCAATAACAGCTCGGTTGGTCATGGCTATTTCACAACGGATGTACCATTGATTATAAATTTTTCCCCCTCGATCCTTACGTTTAGTTGGTTTTTTTTTACAGGTTACGCAGCCTTCACCATCAAAGAGTCCTGCGATGTAGGCCATGTTATCGGTTCCTATCATACTAACCCCGCTTGTCTTAATCGATCAACTCGATCATTAATTTCTTTAGCTAATTTTTTGTTGTCCTCTTTTAATTCATCCATTTCTTTTCTTAATTCTTCGTTCTCTTTTCTTAAAGCTTTCATCTCCGGAGAATTTTGACCTATACCTTTAATAATTGTATTCTCCCCTTCAACTTCTTCTCTTCTCTTTTTCTCTTGTCTCCACATTTCTAATAATTTATTATAATTAGTCATTTTCTAATTATATGTTTTCTTAGTGCTCTAACTAATCTTTCAATGTTATCTATAATATCAATTAGAGTTTTACTTTTAATAAAATTCTCCTCAGATTTTAATTCATCATACTCTTTGAGAGGAATAGTAACGGTTCTTCTTGATGAAACTTCATCCTCATAACTCGCAGCCTCAGCTTGTTCTTTATCGAATTGGTCGTCTGCCATGAGTATCCCATTTGTTGCCTGGGATATAACCTTGTGAATCACACTCCTCACAATTCGCCCAGATTTCTTCTTTTGCTAAGTGATAGGGAACTCTTATAAACCCATTCCCATTACATTCAGGACAAGTTACCCTATCCTCATTTGCTATTTGACTTGGCATTTTTTTTATCTCCTCTGTTTTCTTTATAAAATCGAATTAGTCTCGCGATCATTTTAGATCGGGTTCTATTGGTCCTAGAAGAAATTACTCCTAGGTCTTGCCAATCATTTATATTAACTGACAAAGATTTATATTTATTAGGATCCGCCATTATCTTATCTCCTTTCTTTGATTAATGTTTCCATGAATATGGGAATATATAATAATAAAACAAGGGTTGCAACAACAATCTTTTTAGTTTATTATTATGTCTCTTCTCACACCTTTTGTTTGCCGTGAACCTCATGTTCACGGCAGGCATTTAGTGTTGCATAAATGTCACACATTTTAGAGTTGTAATACCTATATATAGGCTATGAGTAATAGTCTTTATATAAAATTTTTAATGAGAAGATTAATTACATACCTAGAAAAAGGACAGAAGGAAGAAGTTAATAAGCTTATTCAGGAAATAATGGAAGAACTAGATAGATGAGGATTCTTCACATCTATACTTCATAGCAATTTTATCTCTATTAACTACTTTGTATCCTAGCTTAGACATAATCTTTACAGATTCATGATGTGCAGCCCGGGAGCATTCATACCAACTATTATACATAATAGGAGATTGAATAGGAGGCATACATACCTGACCCCCTAAAAAAGAGCACACCCATAGTGTCAAAATAAATTTCATTATCTTCCTTGTCCAACATACCGCTTGTACGAACGTTTTTCTGATTTTGACATATTTTTTTTGTGACGTCCCACAGAGGGACGACTTCTTTTATGATATGTGTTAACGCCAAACTTAGCCTTTGTTGCCATGACCGTTATGCTCTGTGATTTGTATCTTAGTATTTTTATCGGCTAAAATATATTTAATAACCCCATTTATTTTTTGTTCTAATTCGTTGCCACATGTTGTGCAACGATAAAAGGTGCTACTAAAACCTACTAGCATTGTCCGACAGGTACAGCTAGGGCATATCCCACTCACTACCTCGGTTAAGAATACGTGATTTTTTTCGGTCATACTTCTTTTTATTAGGTATCGTCTTAGGAGTAAAGAATTTTAATACCTGAGCAATAGGATTAGAACGCTTTCTTCTTCTATTTTTTTTTAGAAAAAAAGCATAATGCTTTTTATTCACTGCGCTGTTTAACCTTTTTGTAGATTAACAGCGGCCGGCCCTTTAGTGCCTTCTTCAACTTCAAATGTTAATGTTTCACCTTCAGCTAAGCCGCTTAAACCTGCGTCTCTTACTGCTGAAGAATGTACAAAAACATCTTTAGCGTCATCATCTCGTGAAATAAATCCATACCCTTTGGTAGGATTAAACCACTTGACTTTTCCGTTTAGTGTCATGTTATTTACTTTCCTTTTCTTATTAATTACAATTGATTTTATCTAAATCAATTGGTTTTTCTCCGCCATAAAACCAAACCCATGATGAAATTTTAGTTCCATCTTGAGTATAAGTACACTTTTTGCCTATTGAGCATGCGCTCAAAGCAAAAAATATGGCAAATACTAAAATTAATTTATTCATTGTATCTCCTGTTTAATAACGCGATTCCGCTTCATAACTATCGCTTTCATATCCATGATCCAGAACTTCTATAATACGTGTACGAGCTACAGTTTCCCCTTTTTCTTCTATATATTCTACTCTTGCCTTAATATTATTGCCGCATTTAAATTGAATGCGCTCTGGCTCGATCGTACGCATCGCGATCCTCTTCGCCTTGAGGCAGTCTGACATTGATTTTTGATATGTGTGCTCGACCAACTCTCCATTCATGAAGAGACAAAGTGCTACGCATATAATTACTTCTTCCATTATTGACTCCCGTTTCCGTTACCAAATTCTCTTTGTTTATCTTTTAATTTTTCAACATCTGATTGTAGCTTCTCAACGGCTTTAGTTAAAGCTGAAATATTAACTTCATTATGTAACATTGAGTCGACCCGTATTTGAAGCTTATCAGTTTGTTTATATAATTCTTCGATCAACATAAATTGTTCTGAATCAGCGGGGTAAGGATCCGAGTAATCCACGAGGCCATTTTATTCTGAACTCTGAATTCATTTCGAGATCCTTCTCCATAATTTGTAGTTTAGTTGCGTGTGTATTTAATTTTTCTTGAATGCCGAAAAAAGCCCAGGTGCCGATCGCTACCAGCGCGATGAGGCTGGCAACCGTCTTCATAGGCATTTGAACTCTTGCTTCGTCGGAAATTTTTAGGGCCATTAACTACACCCTGAATAATGAACATAAAATAAAAATACTATAGCTATAACTACCGCAACACGATATTCAAGTGCGTAGTGATCTAAAAAAACATTTAGTCTTTTTTTAAGTTCTGTCATTGTTTCTCCCATTTCCAGGTCTGAGTGATAGATTGCTTTTGCTGCAGTTTATCATTCTTAGAATCTGTTTCCGTTGTACCATACTCTATTTTTGTTTCGTTGGGAACCATTCTATAGCTACATCCAACTAAAAGAACTAGAACCAAGGCTAGGCCAATTATCAAAGCCTGTACCCATCGGTCAGTTTTCTCCCTTATTCTTCTTGCGTTTCTTCTTGCCCTTAAGATTTTTAAAGTCCTGAATTTCATTTTCAACTCCCGATACTTTTTCTTTAAGAACTGCAACATCCGACTTAAGCCCGACTGTTGTTGTGAGACTCCAGCCAGAGAGCGCGATGAGAATAGCCAGGAGTGCAGTAATAATCTTATCATTCATTTATTGACACCACTCACATTCATTGGTGTCATCTACAACAAGTCCCTGATCAATGGGTTGTTGTGATTTACATTCACAATTTTCGCATTGACATTCGTCGTGGCTCCCTGTCATACAGTGACAGGAATGGCCACATTTTTTACACACTTTATCCATATTTGTATTTTAGATTATATTGCTACGATTGCAATTATAATAATAATTGCCACTCCGATAACGACTTTTTTATGGTCACTCCAGATGTGTTTAGCCTCATTTATAATGTTTTCCATAGTAGTTTCCTCCTATTTTATGTCTCCCCAATTGTCACCTGATTCATAGTCTACCTTATTTGGAACCTGTAATACAACAGCTTCTTCCATAATTTGTACTATTTCTTCAGCCTTTTTATCAGATTCTACAGAAATATCTACTTCATCGTGAATCTGAATGTGAGGTATTATACCATTTTTATATAAAGCTACCATACTTTTTTTGGTCATATCAGCAGCTGATCCCTGGATTAATTTATTTAAAGCCTTGTACGTAAATGCACGCTTTAAAGGTTCATCATAATTTTTTCTTGCTTGTTCAAGAGGTAATGGTTTAAAGACTCCAAATTGAACAGGTTGCCATAAATCAAAATGACATGCTCTTCCTAATAAAGTTCTAATTTTTCCTCGGTCATTAGCTTTACGAGAAACATTGTCCATCAACTGTTTTACAAATGGTGCTCGTGAATGATATTGTCTAATTAATTTTTCTGCTGATTCTTTCATTAATCCTAGTTCAGCCATCAATTTATTTTTACCCATTCCATACATTAAGCCTAAATTAATCGTCTTGGCTTGCTTTCGTTTTATGCCTGCCATATCAGCCACAACCTTATGGAAATCGGCGTCTCCGGCCTTGTATGCCTCTACAATTTCATGAACTCCAGGCAAATTTTGCAGTTTTGCGTAATGTACTAAAATTCTGGGTTCTTGTTGTGAGTAGTCAAATGATCCCCATTTACAATTTTCTTCTGGAATAAATATGGATCTAATCAACGGACCTAATTCCGGATGTCTTGCCGGAATCTGTTGTAGGTTTGGATTACTCATTGAGAATCTTCCAGTTACTGTTCCGCCTTGGTCTGATCTAATCTGATTTATGTCTGCGTGTATTCTACCCTTATGTGCATGTTTAGTAATTGAATCTATAAAAGTTGAATGAGCTTTATTTATTTCTCGTGCATCTGCAATTGATTGAGCAAGTTCATGAGGATGATTTTGTAAAAAGTTTTTTGTAAAACTTGGTTCATTGGATTTTGCAGTTCGATCGTAAGGTAATTTTAATTTGTCAAACGCTTTTGCGATACTTCGAGCTGCCATAATTTCTACCTCAAAACCTGTTAAATGCTTGATTTTATTGAGTATTTTCTGCTCTCGCTCCATTAGATTTTTTTTAATTTTGTGAGCTTTTTCTAAATCAACTCTGACACCTTTAAATCTCATTTCAATTAGACACGGAAATAATTGTGTTTCTAATCTAAATATATCTATTAGTTCTTGATCATGTAATTCTCTATGAAGTCTTTGCCAAAGTTTTAAAGTTGCTTCCGCATCACGTTCTGCATATTGACCTACAAACATTGCCGGTAATCTCCATAAATCTTTTTTGGGATCTACTCCATATTCTTTTGCAGCGTTGTAAAGAACTTTTTCATCTTTACCTAAGCCTCCATAATGTTTTGACAAAGCATTTAATTGATAGGACAATCTATTTTCATCAATTAAACTTGCAGCAATCATTGTGTCTACAATTTTACCTTTAATATTTATACCGGCTGCTTTTAACCAACACACATCATACATTGCATTGTGAAAAATAAATGTTGTGTATTCTTGACTGCACAAATCTTTTAACCAATCAATCACTAAAGTTCTATCCATATTGCCACCTTGTTCATGTTGAATAGGATAATAACCAGCCCACCCTTCAATCGCTAAAGAAATACCAGCAATATGTCCATTGCCAATAACATTTCCGGATCCAAGTTCTTTTAAATTTGGATCATTTGTTTCTAAGTCTATTGCAATTTCTTTGACACCTTTTAAATTTTTTAATTCTTCAGGCATTACCCACTCAGTTTCGGGAGTGAATAAAGGTTGTTGAATCGTTCTCACTTATAGTCCCTTTCAATTATCATCTCAATAAAGTGAATTGCTTTAAGCAAATCTTGTTTTTTTCCTTTATGTGGATGACGGCATATATATTTTATAGCGCATCCTTCTGGAAAAAGCAATTTATTCTCGACGACAAATTTACTTGGCTGAATTTTAAATTTCTGATAATGTGCTCCACCGATTTGTTTATCCCATACACTCATAATATATAAGCCTTATCAAAATTTTTAGGATCTAATACATGTAATTCTTTTTTTGCTCTGGTTGCTCCAGTATAAAATAATCTATGTAATTCATCTGGATCATGACTAAAAGTTTCTAAAGCTGCATTGGTTACATCCTGCATTAATAAAACTTTATCTGCCTCACCCCCTTTTGCACCATGTATGGTAGACATTATAATTCTTGGATTTTTATTTATTTTTTCTCCATTGGCTCTCATATTTCTTATATAATTTTCTGTAAGTGTATCGAGTCCTTCAAAAGCCTCAAACCATACTTTATTTGTTGTGAGTCCATGTTTTTCTTGACATTGTTTTAATGTATATTTTTCTTCAGCATGAAAAGTTTTTCCTTTTTTAAATCCTGGTAATACATTTGATCCTACATATTCATAAATGTTTTTTATTTCTAAGTGATTGAGATGAGCGCCTTTTCGCCACGCTTCCCAATTACTTAAAGCCAATAAAAGTTTTAAAGATACGGAATTAATGCCTCGATATTGGTAATACCATCCTTGAATTTCGCATAAGTCTTTGGCATCATCTAAAAAATAATTAGCTGAAGATAAAATTAACCATTTACCTTCTGACATATCTACTTGAGTTATGTCTGAATATCTTTTTAGAATTCCTTCTTCAGGTCTAGGTTTATATTCTTTTTCAAATCTGTTCTGTACTTTATTTATTATTTTTTGAGAGAGTTCGTGTATAGGTCCTCCCGGTATTCTATAAGATTGATCTAATATTTTAATATCATCTACTTCTTCTTTCAAAGCTATGAAGTGATCAACATCGGCACCGGCCCATTTAAAAATAGCTTGATCATCATCACCCGCAATATAAGTTTTTTTTGCATTAGCCCAAATACAACGAACCATATCCCATTGAAGCAAAGATAAGTCTTGCGCTTCATCTATAAATAAAACTTCAAAGCTTGGGTGAATTTCTTTGAGAATAAAATCTTCTAAAAGATCTGTAAAATCTTTTAGTCCTTTTTCTTTTTTAAATTTTTT